TCTCCCGTATCTACTTACGAAAATTCGGACCGACGGGAGCGTCTGGTGGCGATTCGGGACAGTTTGACCGACGCCGTGGTGTCGGCCGACGAGAAGCATTTGGCGGGTTTGGCGAAGACGCTGGTGGATGTGTTGCGGGAGTTGGATTCGTTGCCGTCGGGCGAGGAGGAATCGACTGTTGACGATCTCGCCGCCCGCCGTGTTGCTCGGCTCGCAGACGCCGGCATTCGAGACCGCACCGGAGGGTCTGTCGTCGCTGGGCGAGGAGGCCGTCGACCTGGCGGCAAGCGCGGGTCTGGTGCTGGACCCGTGGCAAAAGCTGGTTCTTGACCGGTCGCTGAGGGTTCGGGCCGACGGGAAGTGGTCGGCGGGTCGGGTTGGGCTGGTTGTGCCCCGCCAGAACGGCAAGGGGTCGATTCTCGAGGCCCGCGAGCTCGCCGGCCTGTTTCTGTTCGGTGAGGGTCTGCTGCTTCATTCGGCTCACGAGTTCAAGACGGCGGCTGAGGCGTTTCTGCGGATCCGCCGGTTGATTGAGGACACACCCGACCTTGAGCGCAGGGTGATGAGGATTCGGACGGCGTCGGGTGCCGAGGCGGTCGAACTGTGGAACGGCCAGCGTCTCCGGTTCGTGGCCCGCTCGGGCGGGTCGGGTGTCGGTTTCTCGGGCGACCTGGTCGTGTTCGACGAGGCGTGGGAGTTGTCGGCGGACATCCTGGGGGCATTGGTCCCGACGATGTCGGCTCGGGACAATCCGCAGGTCTGGTTCACGTCCTCAGCGCCGAGACCGACGGACGGGTCGGGTCCTCTCCGCAAGTTGTGCAAGGAGGGGCGGGCGGGTGGCCGTGGCCTGATGTTCGCCGAGTGGTGCGCCGACGCTGGTGTCGGGCTCGACGATCGGGAGGCGTGGGCGGCCGCGAACCCGGGTTTGGGGTTCCGGGTGTCCGAGGAGTTCATTGACACGACGGAACGGGCGATTCTGGACGACGAGTCGTTCGCACGGGAACGGCTTGGCATCTGGCACGAGGACGAGTCGTCGTCGATCATTGATCGGGATCAGTGGGTGGCGTTGGCTGACCCGAAGTCGCAGGCGTTGGATCCGGTGGCGTTCGCGGTTGAGACGAACTGGGAGCGGTCCTGGTCGACGGTGGCGATGGGCGGGTGGCGGCAGGATGGCCGTTTGCATGGCGAGGTGGTGGAGCATCGGCGGGGCACCGGTTGGGTGGTTCCCCGGATGGTTGAACTCAAGAAGCATCGCCCGCATCGGGTGACGTTGGATCCGGGAGGGCCGGCGGGGGCGCTGCTGGTCCCGTTGAACGAGGCGGGGGTGGAGGTGGATCCGGTGTCGACTCGCGAGTTGGTGCAGGCCTGCGGGGCGCTGGTTGACGATGTCGCCAACGGCGGGTTCCGCCATCTCGACCAACCCGAGTTGAACGCGGCTGTGTTCGCGGCGACGACCCGCACGGTTGGTGACGCGTGGGCGTGGCAGCGTCGATCAACCCAAGTGGATGTGTCGCCGCTGGTTGCGGTGACGTTGGCCCGGTGGGCGGCGTCGCAGCGGCCGCAACGGGCGACACCATTGGGCGCGTGGCGGTGATCCTGGCGGCCGCCGGCGCGCTGCTGGTGGCGGTCGGCGCTGGCTTGGTGTACTTGCCGGCCGGGTTGATCGTGGCGGGTGTCGGACTGGTAGCGGCCGGCTACGTGACCCGTTACGTCGAGGTGAACGAGCCGTCCGAGGAGGCGAACCGGTGAACGTTCTTCGCCCCTTGGTGCGCCGCTCGGCCGTGACCCCGTCCCGTTATTCGCTCGAGGATTACGCGGGCTGGTTGGCGCAGTCACTCGGGTACGGGTCGTTCGGGTACGGCGGGTCACAGTTCCCGTTGGGGGTGAACTTCACTGATCCGGTGTCCCGATCCCAGCCGATCGGGGAGAACTTCCACGGGTACGTGACCCAGGCTCTGCGGGGCAATGGTGTCGTCGCCGCGTTGGAACTTGTCCGGGTGCAAGTGTTCAGCCAGGTGCGGTTCCGGTGCCGCCGGTTCACGAAGGGTCGCCCGGGTCCACTGTTCGGTGACCCGTCGTTGCGGCCGTTGGAAACGGAGCGGGGCAACACGAACGGCGCCATGTTGGCGCTCATGCTCGTGAACGCCGACTTCGCTGGCAGCGCTTACGGGGTTGTCGTCGACGGTCGGGTCGTGCAGCTGCGCCCCGATTGGGTGGACACGGTGTTGCAGGAGCGGAGCGACCGGCTCGGGTTGGAAACGCTCGGTTACCTGTATTGGCCGGACGGTCAGCGGGGGCAGGGTGCCCGGTCGGTGTCGCTGCTCGCCGGGGAGGTCGCCCATTTCGCGCCGATGCCGGACCCGTTGGCGCCGTGGCGGGGCATGTCGTGGTTGACGCCGGTGGTGCGGGAAGTGATGGGCGACCTCGCCTATACCCGCCACAAACTGGCGTTCATCGACAACGCCGCCACCCCGAATCTGGCGGTCACACTGAAGGAGACGGTCACCCCCGAGGACTTCGACGACTTCGTTGAGCGGATGGACGCCGCCCACAAGGGGCCCACCAAGTCAGGCAAGACCCTGTACCTGGGTGGCGGCGCCGACGTGACCGTTGTTGGGGCCGACATGGCGCAACTCGACTTCAAAGCGGTGCAAGGCGCCGGCGAAACAAGGTTGGCGGCCGCGTCCGGGGTGGGTGCCGTGATCGCCCAGTTCTCCGAGGGGATGCAAGGCTCGTCGTTGAACGCCGGGAACTATGTGGCGGCCCGCCGCCGGTTCGCGGATGTGACGATGCGTCACTTGTGGCAGGAGGCGTGCGGGGCGTTCGCGACGATCCTGCCGATGCCGGGCGGCGCCCACCTCTGGTACGACGAATCGGGCGTGTCGTTCCTTCAGGAAGACGCCAAGGACGCCGCCGACATCGAACAAATCAAAGCGGCGACCATAGCGAACCTCGTGAAAGAGGGGTTCACGGCAGAGTCGGCGGTGGCGGCGGTCACCGCTCAGGACATGACGCTTCTCGTCCACACGGGGTTGGTGTCGGTGCAGTTGCAGCCGCCGGGCACCACGACACCCGAACCCGACGGTGAGGCGCCGAGCTCGAACGGGGCCGAACCGGTGGCGGCGGTGTCCTGATGCCGTGGCATGTCGCCCAATCCGAATCATGTCCGACAGCCAAACCGTGGGCGGTCATCAAAGACTCCGATAGTCAGGTTGTCGGCTGTCACCCGTCGAAGTCGGCGGCGAACAAACAGTTAGCGGCCCTGTACGCCGCGGAGGGTAAAGCGATGATGGACACCGGATCGGCGACCCTGCACCGCACCCCCACTCACGATCTGTCGACCCGTTCGGACGGTCGCACCGTGTTCGGTATCGCCGTCCCGTTCGACCGGGAAGCGAAAGTCAACGACGGGTTCGGGCCGTACACGGAGGTGTTCAAACGGGGAGCGTTCGCGAAGACGATCCGTGAGAACGGGTCGAACGTGAAACTCCTCGTCAACCACGACAAGTACCAGCGGCTCCCGATCGGGAAAGCGACGACTCTGCGGGAGGACGCCGCCGGTCTGTACGGCGAGTTCAGGGTGTCCCAAACCCGGGAGGGTGACGAGACACTCACCCTGATCCGCGACGGGGTCGTCGACGCGTTCTCAATCGGGTTCGTGCCAGTCAAGGAGCGGGAACCCCGGCCGGGGCTCGTGGAACGCACCGAAGTCCGGTTGACCGAAACGAGCGTCGTCGCGTTCCCGTCGTACGAGCACGCCCTGATCGGTGGTGTCCGCTCCCAACTCGGATTGGACGACGACGAGGTTCGCCGCCTGGTTACCCTCGTGAGGGAACACCCCGAGCTGCTCGACCAAATCTCAGACACTTCCACGGTGGAAGCCGTCGAACCCGACCCCGACGGGGTCGGTAGCGAGCCGCCCGACGAGGGCACTCGCGACGATGCGCCGCCCGATCTCGGGCACTCATCGCTCCAATCGGAGTCGCCTCCTCCCGTCCGCTCCCGGGCCGACCGGTTACATGACCGCCGGCTCGTCGCGGCGATGGTGGCGGCAGCAAACGCCAAGGAGCGTTGAAACAGTGGACATGACCCACGTGCAGGCGGTCAACCGCCTCAAGGACATCCAAGACGAACTGGAACGGCTCGACGCCAAGGAGGAGCGAACCTCCGACGACGACGACTACTGGGCGCGGCTGATGGCCGAAGCCCTCGAGGTCGACGAGCACCGCAAGCGTCTCGAACGCAAAGCCGAACTCGACCGGGTGCGGGTCGCTGCCGCCACCCAGCCGCGCAGCGGTCTGCGGGTCGAAGCCGGCTCCGACGGCGGCGAACTCGACCGGGACTTCATCGGTGAACCCGCCTCCGCGGAGGACACCCGCGGCGGGTTCCGTGACCCGTGGGACCTCTCCG